GGGGCCAAAGCAGACCGAGGAGCCCGCGAGCGTAACCTTTCACCCGTTTAGTAAACCCCAAGCCATGCCCCTGACCACCTCCGCCTATTACGTCTCCCTCAACTACGGGCACCACCTCATCAAGTGGGCCATTGGCCGGATCCGGGCCGGCACCATGACGCCGGAACAGTTCGCCGAAAGCCAGACCATGGACGCCCACCCGCGGGATCCCAGGCGGGCCACCATCGCCCGGGGCCTCCGGGAGATCATGGCCGAAAAGCCGGAAAACCTACCGGACACCCTCCGATGACCCAAGCCGACTACGCCAGGGCCACCGGCCTAACCAAGGGAAGGGTCTCCCAGTTGGTCAAAGCCGGGATGCCGCTGTCGTCCCGGGAGGCCGCGGACAAGTGGCGGGGCATGAGCGCCCGCGCCCGCCCCACCCAGGGCGCAAAAGGGAAGCCGGCCGCCCCGGTGGATCCGGGACCGTACCGTCCGCCCGAGGCCCAGGCCCCGACGGATCCCGCGGCTGTGTCCGCCGACACTCCGCAAGGGGCCTACGAACGCCAACGGCAGATCGAGCGGGCAGCATACGCCCTCGCCGTCCGGGCGCTCAAAGCCGGGCAGCCCGACGCCGGCCGCCTCGTTTCGATCCACGCCCAGGCCGCCCGAAACCTGTCGGCAGCCCGGGAGGAGGTGCTGGCCCTATCCGAAAAGGAGCGCCATCTCGTCTCCGGTGACTGGGTGCGGAAGGCCATGACCGAACACGACGGGGCGGTCGCAACGTTGCTCCGGGCCATGCCGAAACAACTCGCCGGCCGGATCGCGCCCCACGACCCAGAACACGCCGAGAAGGAACTGGACCGCTGGGTCCAGGAAGTCGCCCTCGCCACCTTGCAGCAAACCGACCCTTGGAAATGAAGAACAAGCCCGCTATCGAGACCGTCCCAATCGGGGCACTCAAAGCCTACACCCACAACGCCCGGACCCACTCACCTGACCAGGTGGCCCAAATCGCCGCTTCCATGGTCGAGTTCGGCTTCACCAACCCGGTCTTGATTGACAAGGACGAGACCATCATCGCCGGCCACGGTCGGGTGGAGGCCGCCCGGTCGTTGGGCATGGAGGAGATCCCGTGCATCCGGCTCGAACACCTGACCCAGGAACAAGTCCGCGCTTACTGCCTGGCCGACAACAAGCTGGCGCTCAATGCCGGGTGGAACGAGGACACCCTCGCCGCGGAACTCAAGGCGCTCGAGGCCGCCGGGTTTGACGTCAGCCTGACCGGGTTCAGCCCGGAGGAGTTGGCCGAGATCATTGGGGAGCCCACCGGGGACACCGACCAGGAGGAGCCCGCCGCGGAGGTCGAGTTTTCCGAGGAGTTGCTCCACGCTCACAACTACGTGGTGCTCTACTTCGACAACCCGTTGGACTGGCAGGTCGCCCAAGAAAAGTTCGGGCTCAAGGAGGTCAAGGATCTCATACCGAGGAAGGGGCAACCCACCGGCATCGGCCGGGTCATCCGCGGGTCCGAGTGGCTCAATCGCATCGCATGAAAGACCCCACCGTCTCCGTCATCATCCCGTCGTTTCGGCGGGCTCACCCGGATCGACTGCCCGGGCGGGACTACTTCAAGTCGGCCAAATACTGCGTCCCGGAATCCCAGGCGAAGGACTACGCCAACGTGGTAGGGGCGTTCCGAGTGTTGGCGATCCCGGACTCGGCCGACGGCAACATCGCCAGGAAACGGAACTGGATCCTCCGAAACATTCCGCGGCCGTTGCTCATGATCGACGACGACGTGAGCGGGCTGTGCCATACCGAGGGCGTCTACAAGCGGGGCCGGTGGACCGGCAAGAGCGACCAGAAAATCATGCTGACCACGGAGGAAGCCGACGACCTCATCGTCCGCGGGTTCAACCTCGCCCACCAGTTCGGATGCGTTCTGTGGGGTCTCAACCTCAACGAGGACGGGCGCATCTACAAACAGTTCAAGCCGTTCTCGCTGTCCGCCCCGGTGTTGGGGCCGTTCACCGGGCACCTGGCGCACCGGTACCTCAACGATGAAAGGATGGGGTCGAAGGACGACTACGACTTCGCGCTCCAGGTGTTGAACCGCGAGCGGAAGATTCTCCGGCTCAATAAGTACGCCTACGTCTGCGAACATGGGGACAACGCGGGCGGAATCGTGTCGAGCCGGACCATCGAGTCCGAAACCAAGTTCTGCCGCGCCATCGAACGAAAGTGGGGCCGGCACGTCATCCAGTACCCGCTCCAACCGAAACGCATGGCCGACTTACTCAACGCCCGGGTCGTCGTGCCGATTGGGGACGTGTAATGCTAACCGACCTTCAACGCGATCTCCTCGAGTTCCGCCGCGGGTTGTACCGGCCGACGCCGCGCCAAACCGTCGTCGAGTGGGCCGAGGCAAACCTCAAACTCACCGCCCGGCAAACCGAGAACCCGGGACCGTTCTCGACGAGCGTCCGCCCCTACACAAGGGAGCCGTTGGAGTGCTGGAAGGACGCCGGGGTGGCCGAGATGACCTTATGCTGGGGATCCCAGACCAGCAAAACGACGACCCTGATGGCTGGCCTTGCTTGGTTGATCGACAACGAGCCGAGCCCGGCGCTGTGGCTCATGCCGACCGAGAACCTCGCCAGGTCGTTCTCGAAAAGCCGGTGGCTCCCGATGCTGGAGGACTGCCCGGCAATCGTCGCCCACTTCCCGGTGGATCGGGACAAGCTGACCAACCTCGAACAGCACTTCGACCGTTCCACGCTGACGTTCGTGGGATCCAACAGTCCGGCAAACCTCGCATCCCGCCCGGTCCGGGTGCTGGTGGCTGACGAGGTGGATAAGTTCGCCCAGGCCACCGAGCGGGAGGCCGACGCGCTGGACTTGGCCGAGCAGCGCCTCAAGGCGTTCTCGTCGTCGAAACTGTTCCTGACATCGACCCCAACGACGACCGACGGGCGCATCTGGCAGCGGTTCCTTCGTGGGGACCAACGCCGGTTCTACATCCCGTGTCCGCATTGCAAGGCACCGATCCGATTGGAGTGGCGGCAAGTAAAGTGGGACGAGGACGCCAAGCTGGACGACGGCAAGTGGGACTTCTCCCGTGTCCGCGCATCCGCCCGGTACGAGTGCCAACTTTGCAAGGGGTCGATGACCGACGCCCAGAAGGTCGCCGGGCTACGGCATGGCCAATGGATCCCGGAAAACAAGGGGGCGCTGCCCGGGGTTCGGTCCTACCACCTGTCGAGCCTCTACAGCCCGGACCGGAAATGCACCTGGGGTCACCTCGCCGTGCAGTTCCTCGAAGCCAAGGAATCGCTCCTCGGGCTCCAGTCGTTCGTGAACGGAAACTTGGCCGAGCCGTGGGAGAACCAGGCAGCGCCGCGGCAACGTGAGGAATTGATCGTCGCCGGAGCCGAGGGTCTGACAGACAAGTGCGTCAAGTTCCTGACCGTGGACTGCCAGGCATCGAGCCCTCACTTTTGGTTCGTGGTTCGAGCGTGGAACGAGGACGGATCCTCCCGGGCCATCGACGCCGGATCCCTCGACACCTGGCACGACGTGCGCGAGAAACAGCGGGAACACGGGGTCGGGGACGTCCACGTCGTCATCGACTCAGGCTACGATGCACCGACTGTCTACGCCGAGTGCCTCCGGTGGGGGCGGTTTGTGGCTCGTACCGGTCGGGTGCCGCTTTGGGTCGGGTGGATGCCATCGAAGGGAATGCCCAGGAAGGGGTGGCGCAACCCGAAGACCGGGGTGGACGAGCCATTCTTCCTCCGAGGAATCGACCCACGGGTTGGTGACAACGCGGGCGGCCAGGGACGTCTCGAACTCAAACTTTTGGAGTTCGGCACCGACATCACCAAGGACGTGTTGGAGCGACTTCGCAAGGGCAAGGTGGGGACACGGTGGGAGGTCGCCGAAAAGGTGGCCACGCCAGAATACTGGCGGCATCTCGACTGCGAGCAAAAGGTCGCCCGATTGTCGAGCGCCACTGGCCGGACGACGTGGACATGGCTGCCAAGGTCGTCGAAATGGCCGAATCACCTGGCCGACTGCGAAGTCATGCAGGTGGCGGCTGCGATTTTCTTCAACCGCCTCCGCATGAACGCCGCCGCATCCGATGCAAACTGACCTGCTCACGACCAAGGAACTCGCCGCCATGCTCAAGCGGGCTCCATCCTACGTCTATGCCATGAAGGCCCGCGGGTTCCCGATGCCAGGAGGTCGGGCCAGGCTCACCGAGGCTCTGACGTGGCTCACCCGGCACCCGCAACCCCGGGCGGAACGCCGTCACGGGCGCAGATGAGCAAGGACGGGCCAACGCCCCGGTGGCGTCCGGTCCCGGATCATGCGGACCTTGAATCGTGGCAGTTTCTTCAGCATTCGCCCGCGGCCTGTTGCGTCACGTCTACTCGACGGTGACTCATGGGGCGACGTTGCTCGACAAGCTCAACAGCCTCAACAACGAGGCGGTCCACGCGCTGGAGTCCGGCAAGGTCTTGCAGCAGACAACCGGCAACGGTCGGTCGGTGACGTTCCAGGTGAACGCCAACGAGGGCGTGACCCCGACCGAGATGGCCGAGGTTTACAGCCGCCTCTTGGACCTGTATGACGACGCCGTCGCCGCGGGCAACGCGACCGATGCGACCCGCTACGCCTACATGATGGCCCGGTTGAAGCCGATCCGGTCCTACCAAAACGATTTCTCGAACCTGATCCGATGAACCTCCTCCGACGCCTCCAGGCAGCCACCCGGTTCGTCGTCGCTCCCAAGGCACGATATGAGGGGGCCCGTCATTCGACCCAGCGTTCCACCCTGCACGGGTCCGTCCAGTCGGCCGTCTACGACATCGACCCCTACAGCCGCTACGAGTTGGTCCGCCGGTCCCGATATTTCGAGCGCAACAACGCCTTCGTGAACCGGATCGCCGACTTGTTCGAGCAATACACGGTCGGTCAGGGTCTGGCATTCTTCCCGTCGTCCTCAAATCCGACGTGGAACCAGGCCGCGCTCAATTACTGGCGCGACTGGCAGAAGTTCGCCGACTTGTCCTCCCGCCTGTCGTTCGGGAGCCTCCAGGGCATCGTCGCCCGGGCTTTGTTCGTGGACGGCGAGATCTTCATCGTCTTGACCAGGGGCGACTCCGGCAACCCTCGGATCCAGTTGGTGGAATCCCACCGGGTCAAAAACCCGCCCGCACCGGACGACCGGAACGTCATCGACGGCATCGAGGTGGACGACCGCGGCCGCCCGGTCGCCTATTGGATCGCCTCGGAGGACGGCAAACGGAAGGAGACTTTCCAGCGCATCGCCGCCGAGTTCATCGTCCACGTCTTCGAGCCAGGCCGCCCGGGGCAGTACCGGGGGCTCCCGGCGCTCTACCCGGTGATGAACGACCTGCACGACTTGGACGACCTCCAAATCTTCGAGATGCAAGCCGCCAAGGCCGCGTCGAAGGTTCAGAACGTCATCAAGACCAAGGAGGGCGAGGTCACCGACGACGACATCATCCGCGGCACCGTGACCGGATCCGACGGCGTCGAGCGGGCCGACTATTACAAGGACGTCTTCGGTGGGGAGGTCGCCGTCCTCAAGCACGGGGACGAGTTCAATCAATTCCAGGTCGAGCGCCCGTCCGCGGCAACTTCGGGCTATTGGGATTACCTCACCGGCAAGGTCTGCGCCGGCATTGGAGTGCCCAAGGAGATCGTTCTCCCGACCTCGATGCAGGGCACCTCGATGCGGTCGGTCCTCGACATCGCCAACGCATTCTTCAGGTCCAGGTCCGCTGTCATCGCCGACCACCTCCGCCGCGTCTACGAGTACGTCATCGAGGCCGGCATCCGCACCGACCCTGCGCTTAGCATCCCCCCGCCGGACTGGTATCGGTCCACGTTCCGGGCTCCGAGGTCGATCAACGTGGACGTCGGCCGCAATTCCGCCGCCGCGGTCGCCGAGTTCAAAACCGGCATGAGGACGCTTCAGAGCATCTACGCCGAGACCGGGGAAGACTGGCGCGAGCAACTGCGGCAAAAGGCGGCTGAAATCGCCTATGCACAAGAGCTTGCCCAGGAGTTCAACGTCGAACGGGCCGAGATAATGACTCTCGACCCCAACGAGCTTTCGAGCAATAACGCCGCCGCAACTACCGCGTGAAAACCTGGTTCGACATCCAAGCCAAGGCCAACGAAGAGGCCGACATCTTTCTCTACGACGAGATCGGTGGATGGGGCGTGAACGCCAAGTCGTTCATCGACGCGGTCCGCGCCACCGGGGCCAAACGGATCAACCTCCGCATCAACTCGCCGGGCGGGTCGGTGTTCGATGGCATCGCCATCTACAATTTTCTCCGCGGCCAGGACGTCACCGTCCAGATTGACGGACTCGCCGCGTCTATCTCCTCGATCATCGCGTTGGCCGGAAAAACGGTCCGCATCGCCGGCAACGGGTTCTTCATGATCCACAACCCGTGGGGCGGGGCCATCGGTGAGGCCGACGAAATGCGCCAGACCGCTGACCTCCTGGACAAGATCCGGGACAGCTTGGTCGGAACTTACGCCGCCAAGACCGGCAAGGACTACGAGACCATCAAAAAGTGGATGGACTCTGAAACCTGGTTTTCCGCGGCCGAGGCCAAGGAAGCCGGGTTCGTGGACGAGGTGACGGACGAAATCGCGTTCGCCGCTTCGACCCGGTCATTCCGCAATGCTCCCGACGCCCTCAAGGCTGTTTCCAAGACCGCGCCCCAGGCTGCCCGCCGCGCATTCGACAAAGGGGTCCGACAGGTCGAGGACGGCAAGGGGGGCGACGGGCTCGAACCCGCCACCGTCAAGGAAGCCCGAAGCCTCAAGGCTGGCGAGGCTCCCACCGAGGCGAAGATCCGCAAAGCCTACCGTTGGTGGGCTCGCAACGAGCGGTTCCTCGATGCCGAGGCTGACAGTCCGGCCGACGTGGCCGCAAATCTGTGGGGAGGGGCTGCGGGCCGTGACTGGTTCCGCGCCTTGTACGCCCAACTGGACGAGGAGACCGCCTCGGCCGAGACCCCGAACGATTCCCAACCCCAACCCCAACCCATGAACAAACTGCTCCAGAGCCTGGCCGCCGCCGGGCTCATCTCCTCCGCTGACCTCGCGGAGGACGCCGCCGTCGCCGAGTTCGAGGCTGCCTTTGCCAAGGTGAAGCAAGCCAAGGACGACGCCCAGGCCGCGCTCGACGAAATTGCCAAGGCCAAGGTCCTCTCGACCGTCGAGGCCGCCATCGCCGACGGCCGCATCGCCGCCAACGTCAAGGATGCCTGGGTGGCCCAGATCCAGGCCGACGCCAAGGCCGCCGAGTTGCTGGCCGCGATCCAGGCCCCGAAGCCCGGAGCCGACCCCGTTGGGGCCCCGGCCTCCGCGTCCGGCAAGACTTCCGACGAACTCCGCGCTGAGTTTGATCGGATCACCGATCCGAAACAGCGCACGGCTTTCTGGTCCGCGAACAAGGCCCAGTTGCTGAAACGGTAACCTCACAACCAACCCAAACACACCATGCCCAATACCCTCGACTCCGGCCTGAATGGGACGCTCATCTCCCAAGCGGGCCTCGATGCCTTCGTCGGAGCCTTCGCTCCCATGTCGGCCTTCACCACTGACTTCGACCCGGCTCCCGCCTCGAAGTCCGACACCATCCAGGTGCCCTACGTTCCGGCCGCCTCTGCCGCCGCGGACTTCTCCGGCACCTACACCCGCCAGGACTCGACCCTGAACAAGCGGACGATCACGCTCAACAAGCACAAGTTCGTCTCTTGGTATCTGTCCGACGTGGCCATCGCCAAGTCGCCGGCCGTCACCCTCGAGCGCTTCGGAATGCAGAAGGGCTACCAGTTGGCCAAGGCCGTCTTCCAGGACGTCCTGTCCGCGGTCACCCTCGCCAACTACGGAGCCGCCGCCCACACTGGTCTGGCCGCCAACTTCGACTACGCTGACATCGTGGACATCAAGGACGCTTGCGACAGCGCCGAGATGCCCGAGATGCCCCGGAGCCTGGTTCTGTCGAGCAGCTACTACAACGCGCTCCTCAAGGACTCCGTCATCAAGGACGCGGGTGCCCTCGGTGCCACCGCCAACCAGACCGGCAGCCTCCCGAACCTGTCGGGCTTCATGACCTACCGTTCGAGCCTGGTCCCGGCCAACGCCCAGAACCTGGTCGGCTTCGCCGCTTACCCGTCCGCGCTGGTCACCGCGATGCGCTACCTCCAGCCCTCCGGCCGCAGCCAGGACGGCGTCTACCGCCCGGTGGCCGACGAGAACACCGGCATCACCCTCGGCTACCGCGAGTTCTACGACAACGACAAGGGCGAGGTCGTCGCTGTGCTGGAGTGCTTCTACGGCTACGCCCTCGGCGAGGCCTCCGCCCTCAAGCGCATCGTCTCGGCCTAATCGCCATGCGCCTCGGTATTCTCATCGCTGACGGCAAGGTCGTCCTTGGACCCGCTCCGGCCTCAAAGGTCGAAGCCGAGTTCAAGGCGGCCGTGCAGTCGGGTGCAAACGGTGCGAGCGTCATCGAGCTTTGGTCCGAGGACCGAGGCCGCGAGAAGCGCCACAAGTTCACCCAGGGGGCCGCGCCGGCTCCCGCGCCCGTGGCCGACAAGCCTCGGAAGAAGTAACACCGAGCCCAACCCATGAACGCGGCCGACACGGCACTTGCAACCGGATTCACGACCTTGCTGGCAACGGCAGGGGACACCGTGACCTTCCGGGGTGCTTCCGTGTCGGCCGTGGTCAACTGGGTGCCGTTCGACGAAAAGCCGTTTCCTGACAGCCCGGACTTCGACCGCGAGGCGACCAGCCGCGTCGAGTTCGTGGACGGTGCCGTGAGTCCCGCGCCACGGGTTGGCGAGATCATCACCCAGGGGACGAAATACCATCGCATCCAGTCTGTCCGGTTCAACGGACTGGCTTGGCTTATGGACTGCGAGGTGACGACGTGACTCTGACCTTTCAGACCAACCTCGACGAGTTCAACGCTGCGCTGACCCGCTACGCCGCGCTGTCGAGCATTGGGGCGGCCGAGGCTGTCGCCAAAAAGGGAGCCGACTTCGGTTTCCGATTGTCCCGGAAGCTGCTCGCGCTCGCCCCGGACAAAGGGTCCGTCCGCGAGAGCCGCCTGGCCGCATTGGCTGCCGGTGGCGGCCTGAACGTCCGAGAGAAGATCCGGCAAAGGGTCTACGCCAAACTGGGCGTCTCCCAGACGGTGGCCGGCCGCAAGCTCCGCATGGGCGGCAAAAAGCTGTCCGCGTCGAAGCTGGTTAAAGGCAAGCGCCTCAACCTTCAGGCGCTCCTGGTCCGCGCCGAACTCAACGCCCGCGAAAGTGGCCGAGGGTTCTCCGCATTTTCTGCCAGGTACAAGTCACTTTCCCAACAACTGGCCGCCGACCGTTTCGGTGAGCAGCGCCGGAAGATCATCGACCGCTACAGCCGGTTCCTTTCCGAGGTCGGTTTCAAGCGGGACAAGGATGCTTCGACGCTCACGTTCCGGTGGGGCGGCAACGAGTCATCGGGCAAGCTGGCCGCGAGCCTCCAAAAGCCGCGCCAACAGGCCGCCATCGCGGACGCGCTAGACGAATCCCGCGCCGACATGATGGCCTACATCCTCCGCAAACAAACCCAGGCCGCCCGCACCCTAGCAATCTGACCGATGCTCGCCCTCGCATCCATGCAATCGACGGTGGCCGCGGCAATCACTGCCAACGCCTACTTCTCGGCGAGCCCGGCCGTGTCCTGCATCGCCGACGACGGACTCCAGGACTCAGCCATCGAAACCCAGCTTCGATCCGTCGGGTGCGTGGTCGTTGTCCCACCGATTCTCCGGGCAATGCGTCGGGACTTGGGTGCCGGTAAGCTGTTGCTCGACGCCGAGATCGTGGTCCGGGTCCTCATCAACCCGCACGTCAACGCATCGGTCGGAGGGGCCAACCGGAACATCTACTCGGCCGTGGCCGCCGCGACCCAGGCCGTCTTGTCGTGGGTTCCGGCAACCGCCGGGGACCGCCGCTTCGAGACCTCCGAGGACTTTCTCCAGATCGCAGTCAACGACACCGGGCTTCTCGGCTACCACCTGCTTTTCACCAAACTCTCAACCCTGAACTGATCCCAACCAACCATGAACACCGCCCCAGTCATCCTCGGCAATCACGGCTTTTTCTTCCGCGATGGCGCGAGCTTCACCGTCCCGTCCGCCGGCACCGCCAGCCGCACCTCCAAGCCGGGGGCCGCTGACACGTCGTGGATCGACCTCGGCATCTTGTCCGAGGTGACCATCCAGCACGAACGCGAGGAGCGCGACATCTTCGCCCCGACCCCGGGCGTGATGCGTCTCTATGACGTCATCGAGACCAAGCGCCAGTTGTCCGTCAACCTGACCGCCCAGGAACTCAGCCCGTTGGCGTTCGAGATGATCTTCGGCACCTTGGCTTTGACCAACGCCTCCACCCAGTACAACCCGCTCGAAGGCGCGACCAAAAAGGGCTGGCTCAAACTGCAGCAGTACAACCAGGCCGACGCCATCGTCAACACGGTGGACCTCTACGTGCAGATCAAGGTCTCTGGCGAGATCACCTTCGGCGACAACGTGGTGACCGCTCAGTTCGAGGCCCGCGTTCTCCACTCGACGCTGAACACCGGCACCTTGGCCTAACCCACCCACCGCAATGCCAGCCGATCCAATCACGCCCGGCTTGGCCGCGGCATGGAGCAATTCAACCCCGACGATCTACGGTGTTCCTTCAAGGTTCACCGCGGTCGTTCGGGCTCAGAGCAACCTCACCTTGGCGGCTGCCCTGTCTGGTACCCTGGACGGGGTCAGCTTGCACGGCACCGCGGCCACGGTTTCAAGCCGGGCCGTGTTGGTCACCGCGCAATCGACGACAAGCCAAAACGGCATCTACGTCGCCGCCGCGGGGGCAACCTCGGTGGACATCTCCGCGTCGTTCGGGGCGGGCACCAAGGTCCAGACGGGACTGACCGCCGGCCGTCTTTATTACTGGTCACAGGCCAACGGCTACAACGTCACCAACGGCACCGAGACGCTGACCGTGTCGGGTCTCATCGCGGCATCACCGAGCGGGACGTTGACCTTCCAAGGTCCGGCATCGACCGGCCAGGCCGACCAACTCAACGAGGCCGTGCTGGCCCGGTTGAACTTGTTCGACGCCCCGAACGAGTTCCCGGTTGAACTCATCGTCGCTGTCACCGGAGGCACGTCTGCGAACACCTGGTGGCAACTCACCTCGACCGTGACAACGGTGGGAACGTCGCCCGTAATCTTCGCCCAGATCACCGTCGCAAGCCTCGACGTCGGCCTGGAGGACAACCCCTTCGACAACACGCCTCCGGGAGCCGCCACGCCCAACAACGCCACGGCATTCGACAATACCTCGCCGGTTCCGGTGATGCCGAACTTGTCCCAGTCGTTCGTCAACTCGACGCCCGACAACAAGACCCCGGGCAATGCGGCCGCGTTCGACAACACCGGAGCCACCGCGCTCGTCCTCCAGGGCGAGACCTCGCCGGTCGCCGGCATCACCACGCCCGCCAGCCCGACCGCCGTGGACCATACCGCCACGCTGGTCGCTGGGATCAATTACCTCGTCCAGGTCGGTGCCCGCCTCGCCCCGGTCACCATCAACCTGCCGAACCCGGGCAGCCTCGCCCAACGCATCGAGATCGCCGACATCTCCGGCCAGGGAGCAACCCAGGCGATCACGGTCAACGGCGGGACAAGGGACATCGAGACTGCCGGCCAGACGTCCTACACCATCGACCGCAACGACGCGGTTCTGGTCCTCAGCTACACCGGCACCAAGTGGAAAATCCTCTGAACTAACCCATGATCTCCAAAATTGCCGTGGCAACGACTGCCACCCTCGTCTCAGCCGCGAAGGAACGCCAATGGCTGATGATTCAGAACCAGTCAGACACGCCGATCTTCCTGTCGTTCGACGGCACCGACTCGGTGACCATCGACTCCGGGGCGACCCCGGGCATCCGGCTGGCGTCCTACGAAACGATCCTTTCCACCGACATCGCCGGACGGTTCTCCGGCAACAACGCCGCGATCTACGCCATTCACGGCGGGACCGGAACCAAAAACCTCGTCATCCAGGAGATCTAAACATGAGTTGGAACATTCAAAAGCCGGGCGACTACATCAACGGCCCGCTGACGGTCACTGGCTCCGCCACCATCACCGGCGATCTGACGGTGGATACCAGCACCCTGAAGGTGGATTCGGCGAACAATCGGGTGGGTATCGGATTAACTTCGCCTTTGTATCCGTTGCACGTTTTGATGCCATCGTCTGGAACAGGTGTTGGGTTTCGATACACTGGAGGAACAAACAACCCGGGATTATTTTTATCGGTAAACGAATCTACTACCGATTGTAAAATTGCTGCCGGTGGTTCCACGTCTCAGAACCTCGTTCTTGAATCGTCCGGTCTTGAATGTTTCCGCTATTCAAGCTCCGGAGTTTTCACTTGGTCGAATGCTGGTCTAGTCGCTGGAACCGCCATGACCCTCAACTCCACGGGGTTGGGTATTGGTGCTTCTCCGGTTGGAAGGCTGAACATTGCGAACACTGGAGCCGATGTCGTCACTTCGATGACCGCTGTCGGTGTTCAACGATGGCAGTTTATCGTCAGCAATTCGACGGCCGCGTTCTCAATTTACGATCAGACTAACAGTGGTACTCGGTTACTCATAGATACGAGCGGCAACGTCGGCGTGGGGGTTACGCCTGCTGTTGGTGGAGGTTGCTTGCAACTCAAGAGCGGCATCACCTTCCCCGCCACTCAAGTCGCTTCGTCCGATGCGAACACGCTGGATGATTACGAGGAGGGGACTTGGACTCCGACAGATGCCAGCGGTGCTGGATTAACATTTACTGTTTCTAATTGCAGATACACAAAGGTAGGACGATTGGTTACTGTGCAGGGCAGTATTACATATCCAGCAACAGCGAACGGATCTAATGCTACTTGGGGAGGTTTTCCATTTAATTCATCGGATTCGTTTAATCTTGGTATCGTTTACACCGACGTTGCTGTTTCAAGTCTTACATACATATCAAGCAATGGTGTTAATGCATTTTTGCTAACACCTGGAGTTAATGTTATCAACTCGACTGTTAGCGGAAAAACGATTGCGTTTTACGGAACCTACATGATTTAACCGTCTAATCCCATGCTCACCGAACGCACCATCTTCTCGCTCTGCGAGGTTCTTCCTAACACGACTCTTCAGGTCCGCATGGCGAATCAAATCGTCGATGGCGAGACCGTAAAGGCTAGCACCTACAATCGCTATTGCCTCGCTCCTGGCTCCGATCTTACGGGTCAGCCTGAGCAGGTTGTCGCCATTGCCAACGCTATCTGGACTCCAGAAGCAATCGCCGCTTACAACGCCACCCAGAACCCGACCATCCAATGATTGATTCCACTCCCGTTGTTGCCGTGCAGGTGAATCAGGACAACAGCCTGTTTGTCACTACCGGCGTTGATTACGACAAGTCTGGAACGCTGGTTGGTTCCGAAGTCACCGCTCAGTACACGCTGGTTCCTGGTGATGATCTCACCGGCCAGCCTACCGAGGTTGTGAAGATCGCCAATGCGCTGTGGACTCCTGCGGTTGTGGAGGCGTACAAGCTGGCGAATCCTGAGCCGGTTCCTCCGCCCCAGCCCGAGATGATCGTGCCTCCGATGCTGCCGCAGGTTGAGCCGGTTTTGGTTGCGGAGGACGCTGCTGTCGTTGAAGATTCGGCGGTCAAGTAACAACCGCACACTATTGCACTCATGGAAAACGTTTCCACTCCTATCACTATCACTTGGATTCTGACCGAAGAACAAGCGCAGAAAGCCCTGGAATGCTTCGACATTTGTTGCAAGGCGGGTGGTCTCCAAAACGCCCGGGTTGCTTTGCCTTTGGCTGAGGACCTTATGCAAACCGCGCTCAAGGCTAAGGGGGCCCGTGAGGCAGCCGCCAAGGCCGTGGAACCAGTCAAAAACTGACCCGCGATGACGACGAACCACCACGAAATCCGAGACGGTTCTATCGGCATTGGGTCCGGGCTGATGTCTGCGATCATGGGGTGGCTCAAACCATTGGGCGAGGTCGCCTCGTCTGTTGGTTCCATCGTGACGTGTGTCATCGCTTGTGTGATGCTCTACCGACTGCTGCGAAAAAAAGACTGACACCATGAACGTGAAAACCACCCTGGCCGGAATCGGCTCCATCTTGGCCGCTGTTGGATTCGCCCTGAAGGCGATCTTCGATGGCGACCCTACAACCAACGTGGACATTGGTGCGACCATAGCCGCGGTGACCGCCGGCATCGGTCTCATCGCTGCCAAGGACGCCAAGCCGACCGGACCGAAACTGCCCGAGCCCACCGAACCCAAGGCGTGAATTGGGTCGAACAGATCGTCACTGCCCTGCTGAAGTTCCTTCGCGACCTAGCCCGTGAACCAAACACCATCGACAACGCGCAAACACCTCCAGAGGTTCGCCGTGGTTGGGATGCTTGGATTCGTGGCCGGTTGCGGAACAAGGGCGGTGATGATCGACCCTAGGGCTGACGTTGTCCGCCTTGGGCCGGGAGTGCGTGGGCCGGTGTACGTCTTCGTCGACGGCCGGTGGACGCTGACCCGGAAAGTCACTTTGCCCGAAGGCTGGTTCGCCGGTCCCGGGCCTCAACCCGAAAACAAACCCTAAAGAAACTCCATGACTGACAGCATGGCCACACTGATGGGCGGCAAAC